CGATAATGCCCCTAAGATATTGGTCGCAGGAGTACAGCTTATTGCAATCCTGCTAAAAGGTCTTATACAGTCTATACCAACATTGATCGCAAACGTGCCAAAGATTGTGCAGGCAATCGTCAGTGTATTTACAGCTTATAATTGGCTATCACTTGGAAAAAGCCTCATCACAGGTATTAAAAACGGAATTATGAATGCAAAAAATACTGCGGTTGATGCTATGAAGAATACATACAATGGCGTGATTGATGCGATAAAGAATTTACCGTCTAAACTCAAAGGACTTGGAGAAAACGGAATTAAAGGGATAGGCAATGGAATTACTGGGAAATTGTCTGGACTTAAAACAACGGCAGGAAAAATATTGACCAATATTATAGAAGCGGTTAAAAATCTACCTAGAGAGTTGGCAAAAAAAGCGACATCTGCTATTAGGGGTATGAAAACTACATTTAAAAATGTTGACTGGGGAAGTGTCGGCATTAATGTAGTAAAAGGTATTGCAAAAGGTGTTGGAGATTTTGCATGGATTTTGGTTGATAAAATGACAAGTCTTGCACAAAAGGCGTGGGAGGGTGTGAAAGATTTCTTCGGAATCCATTCTCCATCAAGACTTATGAGAGATACGGTAGGTAAGATGATTCCTGCCGGTATTACAGTAGGTCTGGAAAAAGCTTTTCCAGATACGATTAAAACATTATTAGACCAATCTAAACAGTTGGCAAATGTACCATTTACAGCACCGTATGTAGCAAGTGGAGCGGTAATACCTGCGAAAGCATCCGCAGTGATCGCACAAAAGCAACACAGTACAGATAGCAACAACAATGACGTACTTAATCTACTAGAACAGCTATTATCTGTTATGAAGTCCTTAGAATCAGACAACAGCGGTAACAACGGTGGAGATTATCACTTCACAGCACAGATTAACCGCAGGACGTTGTTTGATGAATTTATCGAAGAAGCAAAACTAAGACAAATGAGTAATGGTAGAAATCCATTCAGCCTTGCGTAGAAAGGAGTAAAAAATGGCACAGGATTATATAAAAATCAATAATAAAAAAGTCTGGCAACCAGATTCAGACACAGCTGTAGCATTTGAAACTACCTATACGCAAGGTAGCACAAGGGCACAGTCTGGTAAAGGAAAGTTTACCCCGATGTTCACAGTAGAGCGATTTACATACAGTGCATCGGATGTGCCAATGTCTAAGGTTACGGAAATATTAGAAATGGTGGCACGTGGTAAATCTTTTGATTTACATTATTTTTCTGTATTTTACGGAGAGTGGAGAACAGCAAAGTTTTATGTCGGACAGGTATCGGACATTAAGATAAAAACACTTAAAAATAACCATGAAAAAGTATCAAGTATATCTTTCAATATGCAGGGGGTTAACCCGATATGATAAATGTAAGTGATGAATTTAAACAGCTAATGACAGAACGACAAGATTTTAAATGCAATGCAGAAGTAACGCTTGCGAATGGAACTGTACTGCCATTAGGAGAAGATGATTTTTCAATAGATAACAATAGTCTGGTTGATTCTGCTGGGGCAAACTCTATTCCTTTAGGAGTTGCCCTTAGTAGAAACGTACAGTTAGAAATTATGAACGACGATGATCACTTATCTGATTATGATTTCTTTGGAGCAAAAATCAGACTATATCTGACATTTGAATTATCATCAACGATAGAAAAAATTGAATACGGTACATTTACCGTCACTCAACCAGAAACCTACGGAAGTGTTGTAACGATTGTCGGCTACGATGATATGTATAAAGCAGATAAGACATACAGCACAACATTGACATTCCCTGCGACAGCAAAGAGTGTGCTAATTGATAGTTGTGATACCTGCGGTATCTTGATTGGAAATAGTAACTTTTTACATAATGACTTCCAGATACCAACCATGCCATCTAGTGAGTATACACACCGACAGATTATAGGTTTTATCGCTATGATTGCCTGCGGAAACGCAAGAATTGACCGTACAGGACATTTACAGATAATGACCTATGATTTTAACTATGACAGCGGCAATGTTCATACTTTGACCGATTACAACACTCTGACGAATGATACAAACGATGTGCAGGTAACAGGCGTGCAAATGACAAAGACTGTCACTAAGACAACAACCGATGAAGATGGTAACGAAAATGAAGAAGATGTGGAAGAATTAGTCAAATACGGTTCAGATGGCTACGTTTTAGAAATAGAGAATCCGTTAGTTACAGGTCATGAAGAAACATTAGTTTCTTGGATTTATGAAAGATTCAAGGATGTAACGTTTCGTGGATTTACGATGGATTATATTTCTTATCCAATTGCAGAGTTTGGAGACAAGATAAAGATTACAGACTGGCGAGGTAAAAGCTTCTATTCTGTATTAACAGATGTAAACTTTGTATTCTTTGGATATACAACACTTAAAAATAGTGCAGAATCTCCAATGAGAAATCAAAGCAATTACACGTCAAGTGAACAAAAAGCACTGATTCAAGGGAAAGAATTAGTTGAACGTGAAAAGACAAATCGTGAAATTGCAGTTAAAAAGTTAAATGATACATTAAAAAACAGCTCTGGCATGTATTCTACAGCAGAAAAACAACCAGACGGCTCTACTATTTACTATTTGCACGATAAACCAACAATCGCAGAATCACAGAATGTTATCAAACTAACAGCCGAAGCAATTGGTTTTTCCACGGATGGCGGTAAAACGTATCCATATGGTTTTGCAATCACAGGCGAAATGATAACAAGATTGCTATATGCAGAGGGTATTGACGCAGATTATATCAATAGTGGTGCAATTACTGTCAAAGATAGTGCAGGAAACATTATCTTTCAAGTTGATATGGATACCGGCAAGGTAGTTATCAGTGGAGATAACATTTCTATCGGTGGGAAGAAATTAACCGAAGAAATTGAGGATATAAAAAAGGCAGGAAATCTAATCCTTAAGATGGATAACGAATACCAAGGTATTAGTGTAGATCACGAGGGAAATTATGCAAAATTTCCAAAAGTGACGTTTACAGTACAGACGTTTTGGGGGCAGACAGATGTAACAAAAGATACTTCATTTTCTTTTGCAAAATCTGACGGCGTAAACGGTACGTTTGATACATCTAGTAAAGTCTATACAGTGTCAAGTCTTATAACGGATACTGGATGGATAGATGTTACTGCAACATATATGACGTATACAGCAAAGAAGCGTTTTAATATTGCAAAGATACGTGACGGTAGTCCGGGCAGAGTGTACTTGTTAGAACCATCCATAAACATTCTGAAAAAAGCACAGGATGGAAGTACAACACCAGATGAAATGACATTTAAGGCATATTACAGAGATGGCACAAACTCAGCGAAAGTTGAATATCAAGGAATCTTTGTAGTGGAAGAATCAAAAGATGGAAAGACATGGACTAAAACTTATGAAAGTTCAAGTGTTGAAAGTTCATTGACGTATTCTTTCTATAATTGCTTAGAGGTCAAGACAGGCGATTATCTGACAACCAATGCAGGAAGTATGATTGTGGTCAGCAAACGGAGCATGAAAGATGTGTTGTATATACGATGCAGGCTGTATACAGCAGATAAAAAGACCATACTTGACGAAGAATCAATACCGTTGGTTATGGATGTTGAAGCACTTACCCACGAACAGATATTTAATCTGTTGACGAATAATGGAGCGTGGCAAGGTATTTATCGTGGGTCTGATGGAAAGCTGTATATAAATTTTACTTATGGAAGAGGTGGAACATTAAATCTTGGTGGAAAAGCTGATACATATGGAGACGGGGAATTACACGTTTATAATTATTTCGACAAAGAAGTTGTGACGATAGACAATAAAGGGATTATAGTACTGAATTATTCACTTGGAATTTCGGCTGATGAAAAGCCAATATCATATGTGTGTATAACACCAGACGTGTTCGGTGGTATATATATATCTGAAAACAAGGATGGAACTGGTGCATGTGCGATTTTGTCCCCAGATGAGATTATATTAAAAAATAACAGCAGTGGACCACTTACAGTACAAACAGACATAACAATGCATATGACGGATGAATCACTTTATCTTGGGTCGATAAGTGAATATAAATTTCATTTTGGAAAAGAAAGATCAAGTTTTTATCAGCCAGTTACTATTGGCGGAAGTTTGTCTGTTGCCGGAGAAAAAAACAGAATAATAGATACAGAAAATTATGATACAAGAAAGCAGTATTGTTATGAAACAGCAACCCCATATTTTGGAGACATTGGAACGGCACAAACTGATGATAAAGGAAAGTGTTACATCGACATTGACGATATATTTTCAGAGACAGTAAACACAGGTGTTGAGTACCAAGTATTCTTGCAGAAAGAGGGGCAAGGCGATTTATGGGTAGAAGAAAAGACCGATAGTTACTTTGTCGTTCGAGGCACTGAAAACCTTAAATTTTCGTGGGAAATCAAAGCAATTCAGAGAGATTACGAATTTGAACGACTTGAAAAATTCGATAACTCAGAAAAAGAAGAAGTGATTGACTACGAGAAAGAATATATGGAAGAAATCAACGATTTGATTAAAGAACAGGAGGAAATGTTAAATGAAACAGTTGAGTAGCTTTATGGTATTAAATATTGACGGTGGAGACAGAGTAACATACACATACAACAAGATTGACGATAGCACAGGCGAACCAATCAGCAGAAATAATAAGGGTAATTTCTATGTAGTTGACGATGAATTGAAAGTGCATATTGATGCTATTAGAAACTTTGTTAAAGATAACAAACTGAATGATTAAGGAGTGATATTATGGCAATTAATATACCTTTAATACATATCTCAGATTTAACAGAGAAAAAGACTATCTCAGATTCAGACTACATGCTTACTGGTGGGAGTACTGCTAGTAAGGTTAAGTGGTCAACAATCGTGTCCTTAATTAAAACTAAATTAGGGATTGGAAATATAGAAAACAATATAAGTGAAATACAATCAGATATTTCTACGTTAAATTCTGACTTAAAAGATGCATTTGTAACGCAATATGCCGAATTGAATGGTACTGGAAACAACTATTTTTATGTTGATCGTAAACAAGGTTATCGCTTGAGTTCTGCGATATTGCATGTATATGATACTGGTTATATACGTGTCGAAGCAATATCTCAGGAAGTTAACAATGAGAATAGTTATGTGTTATGGACAAATAATAGTTATCCACAAAACAAAAAAAATTGGCTGTGATCTTGTATGGATCAAAGAAAACTTCTGATTTCGATACGATTATAGTAGGAACATCTGTCTCAACAGTAAGTCAAACGGTATAAGTGCCGATTGTAGAAAGCGTCGAAACATTAACCGATGGTGAATTAAGGAGGGTATATGAACGTAGATATGACGTTTTCCGTGTTGTCGGAAAATTTTAGCACAAAAATAAATACAATTATTACAGAAGTAAAAGAGGTGGATACAAATGGCAAAGATAAATGATTTACCGCTATTGTCTAATCCGACAGAAGATATGTATTGTCTGGTTGGAAAAGATGATTTAAAGAAAGTTCCATGGTCTGCGATTATGGGGCAGATTGGAGCACCTTATATTGCAACTACTGTCGCAGGAATGACAGACAAAACAAGAGTCTATGTCTATCAAGGTAGTGAGTCTGGTTACACAAGTGGCAATTGGTATTACTGGAATGGGTCTGCATGGACTTCTGGTGGTACTTATAATTCGGCTGCGGTAAACACAGATAAAACACTTACACAATCAGATAAGGCTGCGGATTCGGCTATAGTTGGAAAGGAAATTGGTTCACTAAAGGAAGATTTAGGTGACATCACTCAAATCGATAAATCGAGCAACATACTTGAAATAAGTGATTATACAGAAGGGCGATATTATTCGGCATCTTCTGGAGACTATCGTTATAATAACGACTTTTCCACGGTAGACAATTATGTTGAAGTTGAACCTTCGTGCAGCTATGTTTTATCTGAATTTATTGATGGGGTTTTTGAAACATTAATTAGTACCATCATTATTTTCTATGATAAAAACAAAAAATTTTTAAGCGGTGGTCAGTATTCGACTTTCATAACACCAGAAGATGCAAAATATATTAGGCTTTCTCTTAAAAAAGATTTAATCGGGAAACAATTACTAGTAGAAAAAGGGACAGAACCTACTAAGATTTGGGTACCTTACTATAAGAGGCTGCATTTAAAAGGTGGTAGAATAATTGATTTATCGTATGGTGTCTTAAAAAACAAGCCAACCATAAATGGCGTAGAAGTTTCTGGAGATAAATCACTAGAAGATTACGGAATCACAAAGGCTTCTGAGATTGCTGAAACATACGGCCTTTGCAAAACAAATGAAATTACAGTTGATATAAGTGGGAATGGGGATTTTAGAAAGTTACAAGATGCAATAAATAGCATTACAGATAATTTCCAAAACAACAGGTATGTAATTTATATAAAAGAGGGCGAATACGACTTAGCAGAAGGTATAACAGATGGAGAAAACGACGCATCTATTGTTGGTGTAACAATCCCTAATTGGATAACACTTAAAGGCGTAGGGGATAGAAAAAACATAATACTACAAGCTAAATTTAAAAATAAAATGCAATATGTATCCACATTGAATTTTAAAGAGACAGGAGGTATCGAAAATTTAACAGTTATTGGAGAAAATACGAGATATACAATTCATGATGATGATGCAAGAAATGCAAATGGGTATGAACGGAATGTAAAGCACTGTATTATAAAGGGGTTATCAACGTATTATTCCGTGGTTTACGGATCTGGTTCGGGAGATGGTGCAAAGTGGGATTTTGAAGACGTTGTTTTTGATGGAACGGAAACAGGAGCAAATAAAAAATCTGGAAACACATTTACAGTGCACAATTTATTGGCGCCAAAACAGAATAGGAATATAATTTTTAAAAATTGCATTTTTAAATCAGCAAATAATGGAAATGTTAAATTTAAGACATTGGCGTATAGGACAGCAACAGGAAAAGACGACGCTAGGAATATGGTGACTAATGTAGCCTTATATGGATGCAAATTTGAAGGAGTTACAAAAGGTTTCGAACTTGTTGAAGAGAATCCAGACGTTTATGGAAAAGGGTGTTATTATTATGTAAATGGTTTTGGAAATATAAATGCTGGATATGAGATTATAACGACAGATGATAAAGATTATTCGGATAGGGTTAATCTTATCTAAGTAACTAAAAGAAGTTTTAGTTAACCAAAAGAAGTTTTATCAAGTATAAAAAAACCCCCTACAAACTGTAGGGGGAAAGTATAAAATTGAAGATTAAGTATGAAAAATCTTCAAATACATATTAACATATATTTCCACAAAATGAAAGGAGAAATTATGAATCTTAAATTACGTTTCAAGAATAAAGCAACATTAGTAGCATTGGCTTCTGTCTTAATTGCATTTATCTATCAGATTCTAGGAATCTTAGGTATCACAGCACCAATCGCACAGGATGAAGTATCACAGCTTGTAGGTATCATCCTTAATATCTTAGTGGCTGTCGGGGTATTGGTGGACCCAACAACAAAGGGAATCGGGGATAGCGAGCTTGCAAAAAACAAGACGGATATTGCTGAGGTAATCGAATATAAGGAGGACTAATATGGCACATACGGTAGACAAGCTTCTTACAGTAGCAAAAGGAGAAGTCGGATACTTAGAGAAGAAAAGCAAGAAGAATCTAAACAGTAAGACAAAAAACGCAGGTAGCAACAACTACACTAAGTACGGAGCATACTTTGGTATTAACGGACCAGATGCTTACTGGTGTGACATGTTTGTGGATTGGTGTATGGTGCAGGCATACGGCAGGGATGTAGCAAAAAAACTCTTACATGGATTTAGTGCATATACTCCAACATCAGCACAAAAATTCAAAGACAATGACCAGTGGCATAAAACACCACGGATTGGAGACCAGATTTTCTTCAAGAACTCTCAAAGAATCTGCCACACTGGGATTGTGTATGCAGTCACAGACGAGATGGTGTTCACGATTGAGGGCAACACCTCTAATAGAACAGCCGTTGTACCAAACGGTGGTGCTGTATGCAAGAAATCCTACGCAAAGAGTAACAGCCGTATCGCAGGATATGGAAGACCTGCATACGATAAGGTATCAGTTAGCTATACTACAGTTAAAAAGACATCTTCTAAATCTGCGATCAAGTGGTTACAGAAGAAGCTGAACGCAAATTGTACATACGCAAACGAACATCCATTAGTCGTTGACGGAATCTGGGGAGCAAAGACAACGCAAGCCTTGAAGAAATACTGGAAACAGTTAGGATGGAACACATCTGGAGTATATGCAGGAAAGAAAACTTGCACGGCTTTGAAAAAAAATAGAAAAAAGTAGTTGCAATGTCGAAAATGATGTGATATTATAAACAACGTTGAAGCGAGAATGTTCCATTTTCGTTCCAACCAAAATTGAGAACAATAGAGTTTATGCGGTTTAACATAGATTTGATTCCTTGACTTTTAATCAAGTTGTCCGGGGTTCGAATCCCCGCACGCTCATTGTTGTAAGAGATATGATTTTAGAGAGATTTAGGATCATGTCTCTTTTTTGATGTATGGAAATATGCTATCATTAAATTAACAAAGCAAAGAAGAAAT